TTATGTGCCCAGAGTTTGTTCCTTCAGCGGCTGTAAGCTCATCATATGAAAACTTTGTTGCCCCTCTAACCGTGTCTGCGATTGTTCCAGTTACTGAGTTAGAGGTGTTTCCAATTTCAAAACGCCCTTTAAGCCAAACCATGCCGCCGTCGCCCGTTACTTGAGTGTCTAGGCTGTGAGCAGAAGATGGCGGAGTAAAATTAGCGGTGTATACGGCTCTGTTTTTAGTAACACGCAGATCATCTATATAACCTGTGTACCAGCGATCTGTAGCGTATAAATCTACTCCGACTAAAACTTGTGCAGAGGCAAGGTTTGGCATCGTAAATGAAGAGCTGCTTCCAAACGATGTACCGTCTAAATAACAGTTGATAGTTCCGTTGTAATTAACAACCGCAAAATGATGCCATGTGTTGTTCGACCAACTTGTTGTAGTAATGGTCATTTGGTTAGCGCCACCAGCTTGCATACGAAACTCTAATACACCTCCGGTGTTTATCATTACGCGCAACATATCGTTGTCACTGGCGTACAACTCAAAAATTGCACCCCGGTCATCCGAATCACTTTGGGCATAAAACCAGCCCTCAATAGTGAAATCGTTAGTACCAAAGTTAAAATCTGCTGAGGACGCAATTGATAAGTACTGGTCAACACCGTCAAACTGTAATGACCCTGTGCCGTATTTTTTGACTGACGTACTTACTGAAACGCTATTATTGTTTGTTACTGTTTTAGACGATGGAGATGAGTCAACTAAACTGTCTCCTGTCAAATGGAGCACTGTTCCGTTTGCTGGCCCATTACCTAAAGCAATACCATTATTTATTGTCTGAGCAGTGCCATTGCCGTCGTACAAATACGTCGAAAACACATCGTCAACGTAAGTAACGCTACCACCGCTAGCAGCGCCAGCAGCAGCCTGTAACGCTTTAAGAGCTGACCTACTCATCCTAGTGCTTGCCCCGCTGTAAAGCCGTAGTAGGTTGTACCACCGTCATGTGTGATAAATACAAAGTAATCAACAGCACTAGCCGTAGCAGTCAGTGTTGGCGCTGTAGCACTAGGCCAATCTACTGATCCCGGCCACGTTACTGTGTAACCAGATGCACTAGCGTCCTGCACAATCTTTAACGTAAATGCAGATACCTTGCCGCTAGATGCTGGATTACTAAATGTAAACGTAGTGTTTTCTGTCAACGTGTGACTGAAGTTTGTCCCATCTCGCAGGTTTACAGTCGTTGCGTTAGAGCTAGACGTTACTGCTGTGTACTCTTCTGAAATGCCGTTATCAAACGTAACAACACCATTAGCATCTGATGTGACAACCCCTGACGCCTGAGTAGTACCTAGCGTGTCTGGCAAGGCTACTGTGTACGTTGAAGCTGCTGAGTGTGCTGGGCCTTTAAGGGTTACACCGTGGCTATTGCTTTCGCAGTTGAACACGATAGTGCCGGGGTTGGTGTTACCGTAAAGTACGGTTGTTCCTGTGCCGTTTGGAAACAACTCAATGTTGCCGTTGGTATTAGTAGACTTAACTGCATTAGCGTCAATCTTAATATTGTCTACATCTAGCTCAGTAAGCGTCTGAGTAGAGTTTACGGACAAGGTGTTAGTAGACAGGGTAAGGCCCGTGCCTGCCGTCAGCGCAGTCTTGGATACATCAATCGCCGCACTAGCATTGACATCAGCGTTTACTATAACGCCAGAGCCAATAGCAGCTACACCAGTATCCGCAATCGTAATATCGCCAGATACTACGTTATCAATCCACTTAGATGTGCCGGTGTCGTAAAACAAAAGGGCCGCATCAGCAGGAGACGTAACATTAGTGTCAGCAAGACCTGCAAGCGTAGCGCCACCTAAACCAGTTTGTGAGTCTACATAAGCCTTTACCGACTGCTGACTAGGAATGGCTGTAGCAGAGTTACTGCTCATGTCATCTTCATCTACAAATGACTTGCCATCTAGGATGTTAAGTTCTGCGGCGCTAGCCGTAACGCCATCAAGAATATTCAGCTCTGCTGCTGTAGAAGTGACTGCAACACCACCTAGTGTAAAGGTGCTAGATGCGGACAAGGTAGTAAACGAACCAGCTGCTGGGGTTGCACCACCAATAACAGTGTTGTCTACAGTTCCTGCGTTAATGTCTGCTGTAGTAGCAACAAGTGAACTAAACGTACCGGCACCAGCGGATGAACCACCAATGGTTACACCATCAATAGTACCGCCGTTAATATCAACCGTTGTGATAGAGCCAAGGTCAGATACCGTAGCCCCACTTAAGTTAACAGTCCCAGTAGCGGTAAGGTTTGCAAAAGTAGCTGTACCAGTAAACGTAGGGCCAGCAAGGTCTGCTTTGGTAGCTACTGCTGTAGCAAGAGCATCAAATTCAGTGTCAAACTCAGAACCACGGATAACCTTGTTAGCGTCTCCTGTAGGCAAAGAGTCCTTAGCAGTAAAATTTGTAGATTTTACATAGTTAGACATAAGGCTTTCCTATCCGTTATATATCTTTTATTTAAAAACTCGTACACAAGCACTTAAATAAAAGGGGGCCATTGCGACCCCCGTAGAACTTTACTCGTCGCAGACAGCGAGGATGAATCCTGCTTCGGGACGGTAAGTTTCGACACCGTACAGCGTGTCAGACGTAAACAGCGTAGACAGGTATTCCTGCTTGTACTGGGTCTGGCTACGTACAGCGAGTTGCTCTGCCATAACGAGAGCGTCTTGGTGGAAGAACAAGCAACCACGAGTATCAGCGGTAGACGCAGAGTTTGCTGACGCAGCTTCGATAACCGGAGCATTGCTAGAAACGTAGATGTCTACACCGTACAAGTTACCAATCAGACCTGACTCAACGCCACGGCCACCAACAAAGTCGGAAGACACGTAACGATCAATGCCCATGATTGACTTACGAACAGCAGGAGGAATTACGAGAACTCGTCCGTCCATAGGTACGTCAGCATCGTCCATCTTCTTGATAGCTTCACGGAAGCCAAGGTCAGTAAAGTTGTCACCCGTAGTAACAGTGTCAGCAGCATACGTAGCAAGGCCAGCAGCGGCATTGAAGTAGTAGCTGTTGCTGTTTACCCAGTTAGCGCCAGTGTTGGCAGGAGACTGAGTACGAGTACCGTCACCAAAACCAGTAGCAGCGTTAATGAGGTCAGTGTCAACTTTCAGAGCCAGCTGATAACCAGCATCTTCAGTGTAGAACTGTCGCAGAGAGGACAGAGCTTGTACTTCTACGATGTCTTCGATCAGACGCGAGTACTCAAAGTGACGGTCTACAGTGATCGTCAGTTCTGACTCAAGGTTTGCCTGAATAGTTACCGCAGTTGCTTCTGCCTTAGCAGAGGCTGCACCACGAGTAGGCTTAGGGATGTGGATTACATCGCCTTTCTTGCCTGTCATAGACATACGCTTGACAAGCGGAGCCATCTTCAGGTTCTTTTGATATGCAGCGATAATCTCATCTGACCAAATTTCGGGGATAAAAGTACCCGCTGCGGTTTTGTCTACTACAGCATTAGCTGTAAAATAAGTTCCAGAGGTTTCACCAGCCATGATATTTCTCCTTTAGGCTATTTAACTCGACCCTCTGCGTATGCTTTAAAGATTTCATCAGATAAAGCCTGATAACGTTCTGGGTCGGTACGCATAAGTTTAATAATGTCAGCACGACGATAAACTTTCTTACGTGATCCTTCCCCTGTTCCGCGAGCGTTACCTGTGTTAGCAGACTTTACTGCACTCTTACGCGCTTGTTTTTCAACTTCAGCGGCCTGCTGTACTACTTGGTTCTTCTCTTTCCAGAGTGAAAACAGTTCGTGAGCAGAGTCGTAATCGTACTTTTGATCAGCTTCTACAAATAATTTTGTTCGAACCTTTGACCCTTTGATCCACTCTGCAAACTTAGGGTCTTGCAAAATCTGTTCCATGTCTGGATGTTCAGATTTTAGTTGTGCAAGAGTAGCCTGTTGTTTTGCTTGTTGTGTGTAAGCTTCTGCTTCTTTAATCTTAGGGTGGTTGTCTATTGCTCGACTAACAGCGGTTTGAGGATCAACAAAGAAATCAACATCATCTTCATCGTCTGTTTGTTGCTGTTGTTGAGGTGCTTGTTGTACGCTGAGTTGTGTCTGGATGTGGTCATCAACAAGTTTTCGTAACTCTCCAACTTCCGTACTCTGCTTGCCAGAAAACTTCTCTAGCTCTTGGTGCATCTGTACAAGTTCTTCTACAGACTTACCTCGGTACTTTTCTGGAATATCAGGCTCTTGTACAGGTTGTTCCTCTTCTTGAGGAGTCTCTACGGTGTCCTGTGTGTCGAGTTGATCTGTTGCTTCTAACTCCTCTTCCTGACGCTCATCAATTAGTGTCGCTCTTGACATTGTAAACTTACCCCGCCTATTATTAGGTTATGGAGAAATAAAATGGAAGTTGCCCTAAAACTAGGATTCCCGGTTAGATTGCCTTGCTTGCTCGTGTTCGCGCACCCACTTCATGTGTCTTCCGGGAAAGTCCCCAGAGGATCCATCTAGGATATGCTGAGTAGCTGAGACAATTTTTGTAGCGTTGGCTCCGCAACCGCACCTACTGGTTGTAGTATTGCCATCTACAAAATCTTCAAAAACGTGTCCGTTAGTACACTTAAAATCAAATACTTTAATCATTATTCTTGTTAAGCTCGTCGTAATTAGCATTTGTTGTAGATTCTAAATTTAAAATATATGCTAAAACATTTATTTGTCCTTTACGCATATATAGATCATTAGCATCTTTAGTAGCTTCAACACTGTTAATCACTAAAGCATTTTGCTGTAACTCTTCAGTTAGCTGTTTCCAACCATCCGTAGAAAACAGGGTGAAGTAGTTGTCGTAGTACTGCTGTGTTTCTTGATCCACTTGAGGCCACCTTGGTTATCTCTATAGAACTATATGATATTATTATACCATATTTTTATAACTTTGTCAAGAATTATTTACTCTTTTTGGTACTTTTACGCCTACGACCAGAAGCAGTAACTGCGTGTTTAATTCTAGCTGGGCCTGTTTTACGCCGTGATGATGAGGCTTTTTCACCTTTTGTCATCTTAGCAGCCACAGCTTTGGGTCTACACGAGGGGTACGGACGCTTAGATTTAGTGGCAGACTTGCGTCCACAAGGCTTCCCGGTCTTTACGTCAACCCACTCTTCTTTAAACCACTTCTTTAGGGCAGCACCTTTTTTACTTTTTCTTACGGCCACTTTTATTACCCCAGTTCTTAGCACCAACCTTGCGGCACTTAGCTACAGCACCGGATGCATACGCAGAAGGCCACACTTTGTAACGTGATTTGACCTTACGAGCGCAAGCGTCGTTTGCCTTTTTCTTTTTCTTAGGCATTACTTTTTCTTTTTTGTTTTTGATTTGGGTTTACCCATAGTACCGTAACCTACTTTAGTGCGGTTGTTGGATTTACTTTTAGGCGGTCTTCCAATTTTACTTCCGTATGTTCCTTTTCCTTTTGGCATAATTATCTCCTTACCATTTAACTTTGTTTGCCCAATATGCCGCAGACATTTTGCCTTTGGCTATATTCTTTGCGTGACGAGCCTTAAATGATGCTCGTTTCTTTTTCATCTTGTCGCCTTCACCCGCTTTAGGTTTACCTGCAGTCTTTGCTCCTTGTTGACCAAAACGTATAGTTTTAACTTTGTCGCCTTCCTTGGCAACTACAATATGGCTTTTCTTAGGATGATTAGGAGTCCGCCTTGGTTTGTTGTACCCGCTTACTCCTGCTCTTGCTAGTCGTGGATCCTTTTTGCTCATTGAGTTGTTCCTCCAGTTCCTTGACCCGGTTCTCCAGTAAGTCCAATTTGTCGAACTGCGTTTGGAACGCTTGGTTGATTTGCTCTAGAAAGCTGTTCATTTCGGTTTGTGTCATTAGCACGACTAGGCGCTCCTTTACTAACTTGGTTGTTAAGGTTTCTTTCTTTAAGTGCAATCTCAGCAATCTTCAGGCGGCGTTCAAACTCTTTGTCATCTTCGTCACCTTCTTTGAGGTTTCTAGTAATTGCTTCGATTTTATCAATCTCAAGTTCTTGCGGGGCCAGCTGAGTTTCAACTGCAAGCTTACCTGCCCTTGCTTGAAATTCTGCAGCTTGTCCTTGTAGTGCTGATGTCTGCGCTTGCTGGAACTGTAGTTGTGCTTGTTGAGCCGCCATAGCCATCTGTTGTGCTTCAGGGTTAGGCTGTGCTGCCTGTTGCATTGCTGCAATAAGCTCTTCGCGGTTGCTCAGGTTCATGTTGTCGATAATGCTTTGGATCAGGACAGGATACAAAGGACTATCTTGCTGCATAGTTTGCAGTAACTGTACCAGCTGAGTAACCTCGTACTCACGAGCAATAATACCTAGAGTGCTTGTAGCGTTAAACTTGTAGTCTGCTACAGGGTAATTTTCAGGGTCAAACTGCATATACCTGTGTGCAGCTTTGGTAACAAACGGCAACAAGAACGACTGTTGGAAGTTAATCAGAGTTCGTTTATGACGCTTAATAATAGCGCCAAGAGACATACTTATGCCCGCTGCTGTGGCTTCTCCGTTAACCTGTCCAGCAATGCCAGCGGAGTCAACGGCTCCTGTAGCTTGCTGTACCATTTGCTGAAGCGATGCTGCTTGTGCAAAAGTAATTTGACTAACTTGTCCAAAGTTAAATGGTTGAAGTACTTCACGAGGATCTCCGTTAGTTAGAATCATCTTGCCCGGACGCACCTCTGGTTTAGCACCACGGGGTAGTCGCGTAGCGTCAATAGCCATCATTGGGTGAATTGTGAGTCCTAGTGCGTCGATACGTGCGCGTAACTCAGTATCCAAGGCTTTTTGGCTGTTGTATCCTTTCTCACATACGCCACGACCCCAGAAACGCCCCGGTACTACGTCCCAAGGGAAAGCAACTACTGGACGGTCATTCATCATGTAAGGATTAGCTTCAGCCTTTAGGAGTGTGCCGCCGTTAGCAACTACAACAATAGCCTCTGCGTACATAGAGTCTGAGTCTACGTCTACACCTTCAGCCTCAAGCAATTCACGAGGCACAAGACCATAGTACTTTGTAAGACGTACCTTGTCATCGTTGTAAAGCGTAAGGTCTTGGTCTGGCTCTAAGTTCGTGTCAGGGGCCGCTGTTTCAATTATTCCTTCACGGTACACCCCTTGCTCTTGTAAAAGTTCTACGGAGTGCTTAGACACAAACTCGTCAATAGCCACACCCATAGCGTCTTCGATAGACGTAGCTACAGGGTCGATTAGGAAGTTCTGGGGTAGTACAGGTTTGAGCTTAACAACAATCCTATCCGTAATGTTAACGCCCACAGCCGTGAGATCCCCACCCATAATGGGTTGAGTCGCTGGAGCCATTTCTTTAATCTCTTCAAGGACCACCTCCCCTACGCCTGTTCCAAACACAGCAGCGTTAATCAAACATTCTGCTACTGCCTTACGTACTTTACAAGACTCAAAGTCTTCTGTTAGTTTGTTTCGCAAATACATGACATCTTGACTTTGCTGGTCATTCATGTCATCTGCAATATCGAACCACTTACCTCGACCAAATGTAGCTTCTTCTAACTCAGCTACGTTAGATTCTACAGCCTGCTGAAGCGCAGGAGAAATAATACGAGAACGCTCTGATGCTCTTTCGGAGTCAGAAGGATCCCACTGACCTCGCCATAGCCTATAGTATTCCTCAAACTTTTCTTCGTAGTTTGACTCATAATGATCGCGCCAATCTTCACACTTGGTGATTACCCAACCTTCTAGAGATTCTTGAATCATCAATGGATCGGGACTATAAATTGATTCTGCCATAGTATTATCCTTAAAGAACTGCTACGCTGTAACCCAGTGTAAAAAACACTACGGCAGAAATAGCGTAGATGCCATATGTATTAAATTTTCTAAAAACCATTAGTACCCTGCCACTACGTCTAGTATTTCGTGATCGTCAATTTCGTAATCGTAATGATACGCTACCTGTGCCAACTGATCTACGTAAGCTAGTGCGTCTATTAAGTCATCGTGTGTCAGTGGATCTGGAAACTGAAACAGTTGGTCTAAGAATCTGTTGTTCCACTCACCCTTGTTAATAGATACATAACCGTTTTCAAACCGCCCCTGTAGCGCCCACATAACTCTGTCAGTCTTTTTCTTGTTACCGTGGGTCAACTCTTCGACACGAAAAAACGTACCGTACCGCTTCTGTAAATCCATCAGGGGACTCATAACCGCCTGCTTTGCTATTCCCCTTTCAATACCAACGCTAATGGGTCTGTAGTCTCTAACGGCCTGAAATATCTTGGTGGCAGTCTCGTCAAGGCTCCACCGCCCATGTATAATGTTATCAACGTACCAACCATCAGGACTAACTTTAACAACAGCGATTGCGGTTTCATCTAGCTTAGTATTCTTTGTTCGTTTTTTGTTTACTTCCTCAAAGCCAGCCAAGTCAACAGCTACGTAGTAATCTCCAATCTCTGGTTCTTCTCCGTACTGGACCCAATCTTCTTTGAACATTTCGGAGCCTCTTGCTTCAAATGAGGCCATGAACTCTTGTCGGAAGGCGTAACTCGACATGGACTTCTTTGCCGTGTCAATTTCGTTAGGGTCGAGGATGGGGTTGTCATAACTGGTAAAGTGCCACCCCTTGTAAGTTTCATCGTCCCCTAGCTCCGCAAGTTTGTACAGTTCGTAGAAGTGGTTTCTGCCCATAGGCGTACCTATAAACATCGCTGAACCCTTTTGGTCAGCTAGTGCTGGACGGAGGATCTGCTCCCATACGTCAGGCTTCATGTCTGCGTACTCGTCCATCACGAGAAACTTCAAGGACACACCACGCATTGTCTCTGGCCTGTCGGCTCCCTTGAGACTAATGGTGGCCCCGTTGACCAGCTTGATCTGCAGGTTGTTAATATGTGAACCCGCAATCACAGGGTGTCCTAGCTCCAATAGAGTCTGCCACATGATGTCACGGGCCTGACCCTGAGTGGGCGCAACGTAAAAAACGTGGCCTTTGTCGGCCTGCAGCGCATTGATGATTAACATCCACGCTGCGAGTCTGGACTTCCCTGTCCGTCTTCCAGCAGCAACTACCTTGAACCTAGTAGGATCAGAGTAGACTTCCTGCTGCCAAGGTAACAGCTGTACGTTTAAATCGGTCAAGCGTTAGCCTTCCCAACCTGAGTCACCCTCTCCGTACTCACCGTCACCGTTAGTGTCACACGCTCTTTGCCACCAAACCATGTTAAACGATAGACCTTCGCTCCACGGTACATATGCTTTACACCACTCAGTAGAGCCTACTTCGATGCCATCAGTAGGAGACTCAACATAGTCCCTCTTAGTATTAGCCTCTACAGGAGTAAAGTTTACGGCTCCGTTGCTGTACGTCTTTTTAGAAAACACTGGTTGTGTGGAAATAAACACATTTTCACTATCTTCGACGGTATATGTAGAACCATCTGGATACTCAATGTAGATTTGTGCTTGTGCATTTAACGAAAACAATGAAATAAGGGCTACAAAAATAAAGCCTACAAACATTTCGTTAACGTTTTTCATTTAGGGACTCTCCTATTAAACAAAGTTTACAAGTGCTGGTGGTACTTCTGTTAAATCAAATGTAACTACAAACTCCATATCCGAGGATGCTTCTGTTTGTACTTTGACTACTTCACCTTCATGCAGGACAAACATAGGGCCACCTCCCGCGTCTAAGGTTAGCCTGTTACCGCTACCTACACTTTCGCCATCATAAATATCTACTCTGTTAGCTCCTCCAGCATTATGGAAGTGTAAAGAAGCTGTCTTTGTGCTTCCTGCGTGGTTAGCAACAAAGACGTAGTAGATGATTGCATGAAAGCCTGTAGGCACAGTAAACAGGGTGGTTTCTGTAGCGTCCGTAAGCTGTACGTGCTTTGTGTATAACATCAATAAGTCCAAATAACGGGTACAGAACCCCGTGTATCTAAATGAATAAAATCACCAGCGACCCCTAGACCAGTAAAGCCGTGCTCTAAGGCTCCTTTTATAATCGAATACCGATGAGCAGAGTTCGTTATCTTTATGTCTGCTGCTATGCCTTGCGCGTGAGTCCCCGGTATCTCTTTTACAGCCTCTAACGGGTGGTCAGGGCTTCTGTAGCCGCTGGTGATAACAAAAGGAAAACCACAATACTCTCTAAGTTTATCTACTTTTTCCATAAACTCAGGATCCATCTGGTTTTCACCAGTATGTTTACAGTTAAACTCGTCTACTGTAAAGTACTTCACTTTTTAGTAGTTTTCTTTTTAGGCTTAGACTCGTTTAGGGTTTTTGCAGCCCTAGTCACATCGTTGTTGTACGCACGTTCACAGTGATCGTCATCAAACACAAAGTTAATAGACGCACCTAGCCATGCCCAAGCCTTAGACTTGTCCTTGAGCCTGTGTGAACGCCCTGAAACAGACTCGTTAGCGTTGTCACCAAACAAAATAGCTACGTTAATCAGCTGAGAGGTAGCATCACCTACTCTAACAACATAAGCCAAGGTTTCTTCTAGTACTTCGTCAACTTTGTCCCGTGACATCCACTGCTTCTCCATCAATTTCCTCTCCCTGTTCAGAGCCGTCAGTAATAGTCGTGCTTCCAACCCCAGTGATATTAATCTGTATCGCACTTCGTCCTGCATCTTTAACGATATCCTTTTCGAATGCAGCAACAGGAAGAATACGATCCATTACCAACTTCCAAGCTGCGGCCTGATTCTTATGGTCAGGGTCTGTGGCTGCTTCAAAGATTGCATCCATGACTGCACGAGAGCGCGGTGAGTTCAACATCCGAGCCTTGTACTCGTTAATTATTGCTGCATCGCCTTTAGGACGACCAACTGCTCCTCTAGAACCTTTCTTTTTACTAGAAACAGAAGACTTCTTAGGGCGACCAACAGGATTACCTGAACCTGAGTCGTTGTCCATACTGTATAGTTCCTACCTAGTTGTGTTTTTTGGTTTGTTTTTATATTTGTTGTTTGTTGTTAGTAATATATAGTTAATATTATAACATACTTTTCTATAAAAGTCAAGATAAATCTGTATAGAGAGGAAAATTACCAGTTTGTGTAGGGTAAAACTCTAGATTTACAGTGCAGATTACCTGTGCTTTTACAGGACAGATTGATTTATTATAACTTTTTGATATAACAGGACAAATAATAACAATTATCATGGCCTAATTTGACTCTTTTTTGTGTCTGGGTGGGTACTTTTACGTTTGCTGTAACGTGTAGGGGGGGCGGGGGTGTTATCTGTGCTGGGATCTGTGCAGATCTGGGCAGAGTGTGGGGCTGTGAAGGTGCTTGACAACAGCTGATCAGTCGCTATACTGGATCACAAGTCAGGGCAATACCGCACCGGACTTTTTAACTGGAGTTAAATATTATGGCTACACTGAAAACACAAACCACCGCATTCGTTAACGCATTGCACAAGGCGAAGCAGGCCGAGGCCAAACCGCTTGCAGTACTTTTAGAGTCGGCAGCGGTGGTCAATACCGTTGAGGATTTGAAGGAATTTGGCAACGCGGTTCAAGCCGGACTGATCGCAAAGGGTTGGACTGAAGGTAGCGCCAATGCCCAGCGAAGCAAAGCGAAGCGCATCGTCGGAACCATGTCAGCCACTGACAAGAAAATGGTCGAGGCGCACGGCATCGGCAACCGCGAGCAGGGTTCGAAGTTGGTTCACCAGCTGGCGGCAGAGGCGACCAACATCAGCGACCTTTACACGGCACTAGCGCCGAACAAGCTTGAGGAGCCCACCGACGCTGACAGCGCAGACGCGGAGCCGACAACAGATGAGCCGCTCGACGTCAACGCAAAGACACCATCCGAACTGCTCGACATCTACGAAGAGAACGGCAAGCTTCATGGATGGACGCGAACGGAACTGGCACAAGCCGCGCTGGAACGCTACATGGTCGAACTTGAGAAGCAGGTCGCATGATCGACCCAGACATTGCATGGCCTCTGATCATCGGAGGCCTTATCCTGATCCTCTACTGGGAAATCAAAGGCGAACTGTAACGACACAGCCCTGCACATGCGGGGCTTTTTTATGCCTGTTAAAAAGCAGCCTATAAACTTTCCTGTGTGGTGAAGCCGCTTGACTTTGTGTGTGGTGATAGTAAAATGGTAATAGTTGGGTTGTGTTGTGCCTAACGTTTGCGGGATTGTGTAGTGGGTTGGGTAGCGCCTGAACCCCGCCGAATAGCTAAACTGAGAAGGCCCACTACATTTTAACTGGAGTTAAAACTATGTCTGAACGCAAAGCTTTACTCAAAATCGGATTTGTTCAGTTTGTCGCTGACGTATCCACGGCGCTAGTGTTAGAGGAACGACTAGCTGAACTCACGCAGGTTACGTCACGTTGGATTGATCCAGACGATAACCCTAATGTTGAGCCAAACGGTCTTGTGTTGTGTCCGAGTGTTGATAGTGTGGTGATCGATGTTGAGATTATCCCTAGGCGAGATGCAATTATTTTTGATCCTGAATGGTGGCCTTCAGTCGAAGCTGACCGCACAGCACGGGCATTGCGCGAAGCTGAGGAGAATGACCTATGATCGGTGAACGTCCTTTGTTTGTTATCGCGCAGGAGATTGAGGAGACATGGGGTAACGTATCGCCCTATGCTCGACCATATCTCGACGCAATGAAATCCTTAGTCACACCAGCACAAAACTACTACGAGGATTCAGGTGTTAGTGTAGTGCTGTACTTCCTATCCAATGCCTCACAGTGGCGCGGCGATGATGCCCGTCGAATCAAGGCCGAACTAAAGGAGATGGTGTAATGTTTGTTATTCAAAAAAGCGAAGCGCCTAAGCCTCTCAACATTCGAAACCGTGGTAGCAAGTGGCGTGATCTATTTGAGTCTATGCGTCCTAACGAATGGGTTCGTGTACCCAAGGAAGGTCGTGCTCGGGCGGCGGCGGCAGCTTGTACTTATATGCGGGGTCGTTATTCCATGTATCGTATCGACAACGTGACAGGTGACTACTGCCTGTTGAAGTTACGTTAATCTAACACGGGGTCAGCAATGGCCCCTATTTTTTTAACTGGAGTTAAAACTATGAAAGCATCTGATCATCCGTTTAATGCTAGTGCTACTTGTACTATGTGCAATGCAGTCGAAAGCGTTGTGGTTACGTGTGGTGAAATCAAGCAGTATCTTGGTGGTTCACTTGTTCAACACGTTTGGCCTGATATGTCATGTGACAAACGCGAGACACTGATAGGTTGGCTGGCGCAACACCGTTCACCTAATGGGTTTCATCTGTGTGGTGACTGCTGGGACAGCAATCTAGGGGAAGAAGAATGAAAATACACATCACCAAAGGCAGTGGCAAAATGCAGGATATGCGTTCTATCAACACCAACACTGCCACCAATCAGTTTTGCATTGACCAATACCACATGGAGTGTGGTGGTCACAAGCGTATCTGCAAGTCATGCTACAGTTATTCAAGCTTGAACGCCTATCGTAAGAATTGTCAACCTGCATTTCAGCGCAATAGTGACATACTTGCTAGCGATCAACCTATTGACATTCCAAAACTTAATGACTTGTACTTCAGATTCCACAGTCATGGCGAGCTAATCAACGATGACCACTTCATCAAGTATTGTGAAATAGCTGACGCCAACCCGCAGACTACTTTTGCACTGTGGACCAAGCGTGTCGAGTTTGTGCGCCGTAACAAGGTGTACATACCTGACAATCTCATCCTTATTTATTCTAATCCTATTGTGGATAAAGTCATGACGAAGCCACCACGCGGGTTTCATCGTGTGTTCAACAACGTGTCCAAATCGTATGGTGGGAGGGCCAACTGCACTGGACAAAAGTGTATGGAGTGTTTAGTATGTTACAAGTTCGACACCGACAAGGTGATCATCGAACACGTCAAATAAACTTAACTGGAGTTAAATATCATGGGTTGGAGAAGAAGCGAAATCGAAGTGTACCACTGCGTTGATCTGTCTGATTATGACGATGAGATCATGGAGTACGTAGAGCCTGACAACATCAGCGATGCTATGGAGTTGATGGACAGGTGGGGATACAGTGATGGAGACATCATTGAGCATATGCTTGAGGAGCCTGATGCATTCTTAGCAAAGGTGGCTAACGTCCTCACGGTGGAGACTGCACTGGAAATGGTCAAGGATGTTTACGAGTATGGTCATGCTATTCAGGTACGTAATTTGGAGGTGAAGAATAACCAGATCGCTGATCTGAAGCAGAGGGTTGACGATCTGTTGGCGCTGAATCATACTGTAATAAAGGAGGTAAGCGATGATACACAGAACGTTTGACACTGAGCTTGACTGCCCGTGGATGACCATCGATGTGCAGATTACCTACCTGTTATACGAGGAGATGGGTCTGGTTGAAGTTGACCAGATCATGGCTCACGGGTATGATGTGACTGCGTGGTTCAATCACGATTACATACTGGATCTTATTCACGATGACCTGGAGGAAAGCAAATGAATTGGTTTGCATTAGTAGACGGTAAGTTGGTTTGTATTGGAAACTGTGGTGATTGGGAGGCCGCTTATGAAGTAGCTTGTGATGCAATAGGCGAAGTGGAGTGGACTTGGTTAATAAATGAAATAGATGCGCGACAATGGGTTCACTGTATTACAAATAATTCAGCAGTTAGGAGATAAACAAATGGTAGTTGTATTTGACAACAAGTATCCAGAGTATGCAGCACCGTGTGAACGGCCTGTAATTCAGAAGCTGGTGGACCTGTGCCTGTATGACGAGGGCAAGGTATCCATCTGGGACGGAGAGGAGCTAGCTGTGCATGGGTGTAGTAACAAGCTACACATCCTGAAGAACTTAGCGCAGACTGAAATGGATCAGCTGGAGGCATACGATAAGGATGGTAAGTGTCGTGGTTGGTTCTCGTTGATATACAACAACGGGTCAGAGAATGAGCCTATGGTTGTGATCTCTGACCACAGCGTGAACGATTGGTGCGACAATGTGTACCGTAAACTAGACGAAGTCTTTGGAGGGTATGAGTTATGAGCTATTACATTAAACCTGTTGATGAGTTGAAGCCGGGACGCCTTGCTGTGTACCGTGTGGTCAAACGCCTGCGTGACTTCAAACCAGATCACGGTGTGGAGTACATGGTGTTCAAGAGTAAGAAGGCAATGCAGACTGACTTCTTTGTTGACCTGTATTGTGGTAAAAACGGCAAGCTGGTCAAGCTCAAGAACAAATCAATGATGAGGTTTTGAATGAGAGAGGGTATGACACACGCGCAGATAGCAGAGGTGTTGGGCATCTCGCGTGAATCAGTACGCAACATCGAACGCAGGGCGCTGTGGAAACTCAAGCGGTCAGGTCAACTGGACAAGTTCTTGTGTCTACTTGAGATGGACGTTGAGGAGTACTACGGTGAGAAGGGACGGAGAGTTAAACAGTGTGAATAGTACATTACCTTTTTCTTTTGGAATGTGTTATACTCTCTATATAGATAACTAAGTATTACTATTATTAATACTATTACTAATACATAGGAACTACATAGTATGAAGATTGATAGCGACACAACAAAATCGTGGTGGTTACGTTTCGATCAAAATGACTTGATTGACGCACAGGAACTGATTGACTTTGTTATGTATAGCAAGGTGCAGGGTTCGTCCGAGTACAAAGTTGATGAGAAGTATGAGATACTCACTGCGTGGGAAACAGTGAAAGATACAATATGGGAGAAGGACGATGACTAAAGATGAAATGATTGATGAACTGGTTGAGTACGAGTTCACTCATGTTACGATGGTGGAGGTCGTTCAGATATACATCAAGCTACAGCGTGAGTTCTTGGATCAAACGTTCTCTGACGAAGAGATAACCGATAGGTACAACAACTTGTTTGGCGATGCGGAGGTAGTTCACTGATGGGATTTGTTAAGCTACACCAAGAGTGTGGTGATTGTGGTTCAAGTGATGCACTGTCCTACAATGAGGATGGTTCTAGTTATTGCTTTGCTTGTGCCACATACACCCCGCCAGAGGCCACAGGAGGCTCTGTGAGCAACATAAAGGAACGAGTAGTACCCGGACAAGGGTTCGACAAAGCGGCCTTCACAGAGCCATACAGAGGCTATCAGGACAGGGCATTGACAGCTACTACGATGGCGGCATACTCCGCACAGCAGAAGGCTGGCAACATTCTATTCGGATACCACACCCCACAGGGTGAATTAACTGCAGTTAAAACACGGTATCCAGACAAGCAATTCAAAATATCAGGAGATTGGAAGAAGGCTGGTCTGTATGGTCAGCACCTATTCCCTTCTGGTGGTCAATACATAACCGTAGTGGAGGGAGAGTTCGATGCCTTGGCAACCTATCAAATGTTTGGTGGCAAGTATCCTGTTGTGTCTATTCGTAATGGCGCCCAAGGTGCTGCTGCTGATTGCCGCAGAGCCTACGACTTTTTGGATCAGTACGATCATATTATCTTTTGCTTTGACAACGATGATCATGGCCGCTCTGCTGCTGTAGAGTGCGCTGATATCTTTGGTGGTAAGTCGCGCATCTACCATCACGGTGAACACAAGGACGCCTGTGACTACCTACTCAATGGTGACAAAGAAGACTTTGTTAAGCGTTGGTGGGCGGCGAAGACCTACACACCTGATGGCATGGTGATGCTGGGTTCACTGCGTGATGCTCTGAAGACTCCGCTTGAGGAGGCAGAGGTACGCTACCCATACAAGGGACTAGATGACATGACGTTTGGTGTACGTCCCACTGAGCTTGTCACCATCTGTGCTGGCTCTGGTCTGGGTAAGTCCACGTTCATGCGTGAGCTAGTGTTCTCCATACTTGCACAGACTAAAGACCGAATCGGTCTAGCCTTTCTTGAAGAAACTCCTGACCGTACTGCCCGTGGTCTGGTTGGACTACAGATCAACAAACCTATTCACCTTCCGGGCTGTGACTATTCACCTTCTGAAGTAGACCAAGTGTTTGACAGTCTTGACCTTGATGATCGTGTAGTGTTGTGGGACACATGGGGATCAAACAAAATAGAGAACGTGTTGGCTAGGTTTCGTTACCAAGTCAAGGTTCTTGGTGTAAAATATGTAGTGCTTGATCACATATCAATACTAGTATCCGATCAAGACAATGGTGATGAGCGCAAAGCCATCGACGAGATAATGACCAAGCTCAGAATGTTCTGTCAGGAGATGCATATATGTATGTTTGTGGTGTCACACTTGAAACGTCCAGACGGGAAAGGCCATGAGGATGGAGCCTATACTAGTCTGGGTCAGTTGCGTGGTAGTGCAGCTATTGCTCAGTTGTCTGATATTGTACTTGGACTAGAACGTAACGCTCAAGCTGAAGACCCTATGGTGCGTAACACTACCAACGTCCGTGTATTGAAGAATCGTTTTAGTGGACAGACTGGACCTGCTACTTCCTTGATGTATAATAAGGATACAGGCAGACTAACTGAGATATTCGAATGAGATGTAAAGCTTGTGATAAGATAATGACAAACTACGAGCTAACCAAAAAGTTCGGGGGAAGTGGTGAGTTTGTTGATATGTGTAACGAGTGTAGTCGGTTCCTTGCTGATGACAACTTGGTAACTTTAGGTAACCTAGACTATGCTGATCTGTATGATCTTGAGGAGATGAAGTATGTCGAGGATGAGCAATTGGATTATGGAACAGGAACAGAATATGGAGATGAGGGAGAGTGGTCATGAACTTACAAAGGGACAACAGCTTGATCTCGCCTACTACGAATACTGTGTTTCTAGACATAGAGGCAGACGGCCTGAACCCTACGAAGATACACTGCGTGGTTACCAAGAGATCGAACGAAGCTCACTTGATCCACTTATCTAGACGGAGCCTGATGGATGAACTGGCAAAAGGTGGCAAAGTATGTGGACACAATCTTATTGGTTATGATCTTCCTGTTATGCGTAAACTGTGGGGCATCCGTATACCAGCACATAGAGTTGTCGATACTCTAGTACTGTCTCGCCTGTTCCACCCTGACCTAGATGGTGGACATAGCCTCGCTGCTTGGGGGACTAGGCTTGGCTTTGCTAAGGGTGATCATGACGAGTGGGATGAGCTATCACCTGAGATGATTGAATACTGCAAGCGTGATGTTGATGTGACTCAGCGCCTGCACGATGCACTCATAGGACAAATGCAGATGTTTGGTTTCACTAAGCATTGCGTTGATCTGGAGCACAGCGTTGCGTTCATATGTAAGGATCAAGAGGACAACGGCTTTGAGTTTGACAGGGATGGTGCAACCAAGTTGTACGAAGAACTGACTACTCGTATGCACAGGATTGAGAATGACTTACAGCGTGTGTTCCCACCCATTGTAGAGGAGAGGATCAGTGACAAGACAGGTAAGAAACTCAAGGACAAAGTTACGGTATTCAATGTCGGTAGTAGACAACAAATTGCAGAGCGGCTTGCTGGCAAGGGCGCTGTGTGGAAGGAACTCACTCCCGCAGGAAAACCGAAAGTCGATGAAGCAACACTTAAAAAGCAGACTCACATTCCCGAAGCAAAGATTATTCTCCGTTACTTACTCTGCCAAAAACGCGCCTCTCATGTTGACTCGTGGATTAAAGCAGTGGGCGAAGACAACAGAATACATGGCCGCGTCAGACACATCGGAGCT